TCATGTGTCAATTTTGAATAGGTATAAATATTTATTCACAGAATCATAAATTGCTAAAGTAAAATTAAAAGAGTTTTCATTTAGGATATTCTGATGCTCATTTTTTAAAATCCAATAACCATCCTCAATTTTAGGTAACCCTGTTTTATCAGCGAAATTATACGTATAATCCGTACCTTCATTTGTACCACCATACAAAACTAAATCTAATTCTTCTGGTAATGGTAACTTACTCCATGAATTTGTAACTTCTAAATTGAACTTATTTATTTTATTATCTGTAATTTTAAATCTGTATAATTTCATACCTTCATAGGGAGCGCTACTATAATCATTAAATATTTCTTTTGATTCTAGCCCTTTTGGCAGACTCTGGTCAAAAGTTGATTCAAATAATTTAGTACCTTCATCTCTACCGAATGTATTATAACATATTATAAATATTGTAACTGATATTGCCACAAGGATTACGATTAATATTCTCTTTTTCATATTAACTAACAATAAATGAAATCTTTACAGGTATTTTTTTAAGTGCGCCAACTTGCTGAGAAAGCCATCCCCAATTGTTGATTGCCGTTGAGAAAAAACTGTCATAATTATTGTCCAGTGCGAAATCAAAGGTATCTGTAATTGTAATGGCGTATGTTGTGTAAATAGTTCCCGGCAATGTTGCAGTAGACTGAATGCTTACATTATGTAATGCAAAAAATAAATCACCAGTTTTAAATGCAAAAGATCCACTTGTTGATGTTTTCCCTGATATATTTGACCAAAAATATTGGTTATATTCTGAAGCAGCTAATATCTTCTTTGCAAAGAGTCCATTTCCTGTAGTTAAAGAGTTTTCTGTATATGAATAGCCATTCACAGAATATTCAACCAATGTACCCGCGCATACATACCCCATATTTTTAGCTACTTGAGCTGCCGCATACCACGCACCCTCTAAACTCCCCTGAGGTACGGTAACACCATTAGTAGTTATTCCATCACTTACATTATTGTTTTGATAACTTAGCATTACATTGTCAATGTATTGGTTGAGCTCTTCGTTTGTCATCGACTCAAAGTCACTCATTTTAATTTCATTATTATCCTTTACATCTGTAAAGGCATTAGCTTGTACCGTTGTTGATAACGGCATTCCAAGTATCGATATTATAAGTGCTAAGCTAGTAATTTTCTTAATTAATTTAATCTTTATCAATTTTTCCTCCTTACAATTCCCCTTTTTTTCTAAATACAATATACTTTTATTTTTTTGATTTGTAAATACATTTCCATATTTATACATACTTATTTTAATACTATGGAAATAGTCATAGATAATTGTGACTATTTCCATAGTAAATCTAAATATAATATTTATTTAGTTTTAGCAAAATAATTATATTTATTTCTTCCTACTGGCTACAAGTGCTGTCTTTGTATTAACTCCAACACCCCAACCGGTGCTCGGCTTCCAGTCTAACTGTTTCCAGTAAAGAAGTACTGCCGCTCTCGTCTTTGAGCCGTAATCTCCATCCGCCACCAACGGAATATAGCCCTTTACACTTGCAAGACAGGTATTTAGGTTGTACTGCAACCATACGATAGATAAAAAGCTTGAATCCGGATTAATTGTACCTGTAGGAGGTTTTGTATAAATAGCCTGAAGGTCATACATCCATAAATCATTATCTTTTATCAGCGTGATTAGTTTGGACGTATAGGATACATCTGTCGCCCAGCCATCTTCTTTTATAAGGAAGCAGGACTCTCGATAGTCAGTTACTCCCTTTAGGTTTTTATACCGGCTGTAATTAAGAAAAACATAGTATCCCTTAATGCCATCGGACACGGAGGAATACTTTCGGAACTTAGCTTTTATAACATAAGGAGTACCATCCTTTTTATGTTCTGTGGTGCTGTACTCCTTATATTGTGTGCCGCAGTTTCTTGTCCATTTCATACCAAAGTAGTTGTGACAATCTTTCGCCAGACCAGACTTTCCCCAGTTAGATTCAAGAATCGCCTGGGCAATTGTCATGCTCGGCAAAATCTTGTATGTAGGATAATGTTTCACGGCTGCAGCTCCGATCTGTGATATAAGCTCTTTATTTGTCATTGTCGCTATCCTCCTTCTTTCCATCTTTCTCAATCAGGTTCCTCATAGCTTCATAAAGTCCGGTACTGGCAAGACCGCTAATCATTCCGCCAAGGATAACAGCTGCATTAATATTTGGTAAATTGGTTAGTACATTAATTAAGGTGCCAGCTGTTAACATGGTTACGGGTATGTATTGGTTATTAAACCCTTTAATACTGTTCTTTAAGGCATATCCCAGGCACAAGCAGATACCCAGCGTTACTAAGTTTATGTACTCCATCAAAAAATTTAAATCCATTATACAATTACCTCTCTTTCATTTTTTAATATAGGTTTTTAATGCTCTGCTCCGTTAAGAAGTCTTTTTGTTCATGCTTGATTTCTCTGGCATACTTAAGAGCTGCTTCTGTTTCTCCATTGCAGTGTCCGTTTTTTAAGGCCGTTGCTGTTGCTTCTCCCAGGGCAATGGCAGCTCCTACGCTCTTAATCAACAATACGGTGTTTTTTTCTCTGGCTGTTTCCTTTTCTGTTAATACCTCTTCTCTTCTTGCCATTCTTCTTTCAATCCACCAGAAACAGAATCCGGTAATTGCGCTTGGAATACTAGCTGCTGCCAAAATAGTTGTAATGTCCAATAGTTCCCCTCCTAAAGTAATTTGTAATGTGGTTTCTCTTCTCCTAAGAACCGGTATCGAATGAAGTCATCCATGATGATTCCGGCCAGACTTATAAGAAACCATAGGTTGGTATATAAGAGGCATATCTGCCCCATAAAATTATAGGGTACCTGGGAATAATCCCAGACACCCCATTGTAACCACTTATTAACTATTAAACCGGTTATAAGCTCCAGAAGTGTTATAACCAGAGCAGAAATAAACATCTGACTAATAAGAGCCATGTCCCACCTGTACAGCTCGTTTATAGCTCCTATTACTACGAAACAGAGACCACCCAGAATAAACATAGTCCAATGACTATAGCCCCGCCAGAGCAATTCTACAGCGTAATAGATTGTTCCTCCGATTATCCACAGAAAAAGAGCCTTTAGGATTTTTCTCACAAGGCTCCTCCTTTATAGTCTATAGATACTGCTAATACTTCCTCTTTGGTCTGTGCAGCATTTATTTGGGCTTCAATAGTCTGTTGATGGCTTACTAAAGGTTTTACAACCGTTACAGCTTCAAAGGCTAGTTGCTTAAGCTCTTCCAATGTCCAATCGTATGTACAGGGTTCGCCTTGCGCATTCCAACTTGGCTGATACTCTATGTCTGCCTGTATTGCCATTTGTACTATAGCAATTTCTTGGGTAAGTAAAGCTTGTTTTTCCTTTGTTATGGAATACTGCTTTTCTGCCCCGCCATGACATTTAGATGTAAGGGGATTGGCTTCTAGGTAGATTTCAAGTTTTTCTTTACTTTTCGCAATCTGGTAAGCTTTTAACTGCTCCAGTGTTGCGGTATCTGGGTCTATTCCCATAATGTCGGCAAATACAGGTTCGTGCGGTTCTGTTGCTGTGTTTATAGACACAAGCCTTTTTCCGTTTGGTACTGTAACCCTTATTGAAGGGATACCTACCGGCTCATACATATCCCCGCTGCCCTGGTATATAATTCTTCCGGTTGTGTCGTATACTGCTAATACTTCTAATACCATAAAATTTTCTCCTTTCTTATTCCCATGCATACCAAGTGCTATTTCCATTTGTACCATAATCTGCTATGGGGATATACTCTAGCGAACCGCTTAGAGAGCGGAGCATTAAATCTCCACACATAAATCGATAAGTAGCACCTGAACTTGTATAAAAACCATCTTTCAAGTATGCTGTTACCCCATTTGATGTGTATGAATATGTATTGTTTAGTATAAGTATTAATGATGGAGTAAATCCAAGGTTTAAATTTGATATTGATATCATAAAAGCCCTTGAATAACTATTCCCACCAGGGTCATAAAACGTGAGATATGAAGCTCCGGGGCTTACCCAAGGCGAACCAGAATAAGAAGGCCCAAAGCTACCACTAGCAAATCTTTTACCTGCTATAGCTGTTCCAGCTACACCGAATATGTTTTTACCAGAAAGGATGTTTGCTGCAATAAAATCCGGAGAATCTGCATAAACTCCAGTCCCGGCTCCGGTGTTGTAATAGCCAGTAGGAGGATACATGTGAAGCCTTCCCACCCCCGGTGACGTACTTAAGGCAACTTGCCACGCTCCGTAAAAGTTTGGCATCGTACCAGCTTTTTTGATTCCATCATCGTAGCCACTATATCCCGTTAACAAGTATGCTGGATCTAATACTGCGTCTTCTGTGTCCACTACAGTGCTTTTCCCCTGTACTCCACCCACTGATACACCGGCTCGTATATTACCAGAAACCAAATTTGTTATTGTAGCTTTTATTTTTCTCAATCCAGAATGAAAGCCTTTGGCTATGCTATATTCTGCCCCCTGTGTTGCAAGATTTACTGTTTCTGCTCCTACCGGACCGTTATTAACTCCGGTACCGGTTACTTTTACACCTTTAACATAAGCAGTTAATCCTGCTAAAATATATTCGGCTGTTGCGGTTGCATCGGATGTATCTATGCCTGTTTCTATTTGTCCGATAGCTGCAGCAAGCTGTGCAAAGGTGGCATCTGTAGGAATTGTTACTGTTGGGTCTATGCCAGTAATGGCTGCCTTAATAGCTTCTTTACCATTACTGGCTGACTGAAAAGCCTGATCTGCTTTTTCCTGTGCTGTTTTTACTTCGGCCTTCGTTGCGAAAGCTGTAGAATCTGTTAGCAATGTTACATTAGCTGTATCTCCTACAATCACCGAAAGACCGACTACCTTTTCAACTATTTCGCTTGATTGAGGCGGTATGTATTCGGCGAGACTCCCGGCATTTCCATAACAATATAGTATTTCACCTATGTCCGGATCTTGTGCGAAAATCCCAAGTTCCCTCCAGTAGAATCCTGTTGATACATCTGCGTTTCTGAAATTTCCCTCCACCACCGCATAGTTTCCGCTTTTCATTACCTGTGTAACGCTTAAAGAAACTTTCTGGTCTATCAGATTGTTTAAGGCGATCTGTGATTGCCCTCCAAGAGAGCCAGACCCCATCCCGATCCGGGTAAAAGTTAAGACCGCACCTGCTAATACTTTCGATTGCAAGGCACGGCCTTTTTCAGTAAATAATATTGTACTAAAGCTCATGTTATCCCTCCTGCTTCAGTCTGACTACGGTACCTGTCTGAAGCTTAAAACCATAATAAGTTTTCATGGTAGCCGTTAAGACAATGTCAATTGTATCCAGTATTGCTGTTTTTCGCTTTATATTCTTAATTATGTCATTAAATTTCTGAATGTCCTCAGAGGTAATCAAAGGATTTGAAGTCTGCACCTTGAAATGATGTGGATCACCATTATACGAATGCCATTCCTGAATCTTACCCGAACCGAAGACCGTACTTATTAGTTCATCGACAGCTGCCATCGTTCCGGCTTTTTGGTACCAGATAAGAGTATTAGCTGTCAGCTGCCGCTTGACCGTAACTTCCAGATCGACGGAGTAATACTGTGTCCTTAGTTCAATTGCAAGATAATCCAACAAAGACTCGTCTACATTTTGTAAATCGTACCAGATTGCAAGAACAGCAGCTCTGTTTAGCAATTTCTTAACTTGCCTATCCAGTGCATAACAGTAAGCTTGGGCCTCTTTGTCATTCTTTAGGAAATTAGGAAGGACGCTTACTAAATAACTGTCATATAAACTAATCATCCTCAATTCCTCCATATTCCAAAGAGATTACATTTGCTATAGCAACCGCTGTATCCGTGATATCCAGATAGGTTGGCGAAATTAATTCTATGCGTTTTACACCGGCTTTCACAAGTAAATATTGCAAGTGGAAAGGGTTAAGATCTCTTCCTATTTTTTCTTTTTGCCAAGATACATATTCATCTAATGCTGCTGTAACGGCTGCTTGTATTTTTACCGCATCGTCTTTGTTGCTGCGATTTATGTAATATGTTCCTGACACCTCATACTCAACAACTTCTGGTGCTGTTACTGTTATAAGTTCCGTCATAGGTTTTATATTGCCATCTGACAAATATTCTTGTAATCCGTTAAGAAATTCAATGTCTGGTATCATGCCATCTTTTAATAAGATTATCAGCTGGACAGTATCGTCAGCTGGGGTAATAACTTTTATATCCCCTATAGCAGCACTGTATGCCTTTGCCCAATATATATAAGCATCCTCCGGGCCAGCAGTGGAGTAACCACTTGGTGCAAGAAAAATCTTTTCACGGAAACTATCATCAGACTGGATATCTTCTCCTCCGGTAGATTCCGTTATATTCGTAACAGCGGATATATAAGCTATTGGCTCAACAATCGTGTTAAGTTGACCGATAACATAACCATTGCCAACGGTACCCTCTGCCTGGCAGGTTGCAGATACTTCCAATTCGCTTGATCCGGCAGGTATTTCACTATAATTGTCTGTAATAAAATATACCCCGTCACCGGCTGTAATCTGTGTTCCTGCTGGTATGGAGATAACACTGTTTTGTGCTTGGCTTAATGAAAATTTAATGGTACAGGTGGCTGCTTTTGCAGGATTTCTTGTTATTCCTCTGGTGGCTCCCAGATTGTCCAGGTAGTCACCGGTAGCATATTTAAGAAGATTCATTTTCCCTGCCTTCTCAATCGTCTGAAATGCCTGGTAGATTTTCAAAACAGATGCATTCATTAGAATTCTAAATTTATCAAGCTCTCCTAATGTCTCATATTCTCCTGTTAACTCATAATATTTGTCTTGAAAGTCTGTTATCATTTCTTCTAGCAGCGTATCTGCTGCTATATCTTCGATGAAGCTTACCTCTGGTAGATCATATAATTTCTGTATGTCATTTGCCACGGCTTACCACCACCTTTGCTTTTATTTTTCCATCCTCATACTCTTCAAAAGAAATGTCTTGCACTTCTAAGTCCATGTATAAGCGTGCTTTTTTTATAAGTTCCACGCTGTACAAGGATTTTGCTGATTCCCGTGGCATACTTAGAAAGGACATGTCAATCCCTTTTTCCCGTTCCATCGGAATTGTTCCAACGGGTGTTTGAGAGAGGTTTATTAAATTTTCTATCTCTTCTTCTGTTATGCTGTCATCCGTTGTCTGTATGTCAATATCGTACATGCTCACCTCCTACTTATTCTTGGATGGATTTACCCATGAGCCAGGGGAGCCTTTAACTTTAGTTACATTAACCATCCCCTGAGATATGTTAAAAATATAATAGGTTCCTGGATAAACTTTTCCTGTTCGATTGACCGCGTTCTGGTTCTTGGCTTCTAGGGCTGTATAATAGCCGGTCAGTAATTTTTTTACCTTATATGTTTTACCAATTACTAAGGCAGATGATACAGAATTTGTAGTTGCTGTCTTTTTTGTAGTGGTACTGGATGATTTTTTCTTTGGTTTATCGCTTGTTATGTATTCCGACAGTGTGACTGTGATATCCGCAGCTATTAGCTCCCCTTTGCTTAAAAAGGTGTTCCATGCCTCCGATATACTCTCAATCTTCCATTCATTTTTTCCTACCTGTTTACCGCCTATAACAAAGATATCGTGGTGTCCCGTTTCTAAGAACTGTCCCCATTTTTCTATTGCTGTTAGAGGTTTAACCCCCAATGATGCATTCAAATGGATGTCTATAGTTATGTTTTCTATTCCCGGAGATATAAACTGGGATATTGCTTTTTGCCCATACCTACTGTGTTCTTTCCATTCAGCAGTTCTGGTCCTTTTAAAGTTACTAAATGAGTATACTTTTTTCTTACTTACCTGAAAAACGATGCCTCCATAACTTCCAACGCTCACGATATTCCTCCTTCCTCATGGCTCATATTCCCCTTGATAAGAATGTTCTGAGCTTGTAAGGTAAGTGTCTTTGTGTTCTTGTCATACTCGATAAAGGCATCTATATCATAGTCCTTTCGGATAACTCCTTCTCTTCCTTTTGTGGGAAGATTAGAGTTATTATAAGGTTTTCCAATAACAAACCCCTGAGCATTGTCATTAGAAAGAAAGACCGCAATTACCATATCCCCAATGTTGGGAGGATTGTACTCAAAACTCATTAGAGGTAAGTCAAAGGAAACTGAATCGTCCCTATCTTCCTGGACAATCTTTATGGTGCCGTTTTTATAATCGACGCTTTCAACCGTGCCTCTTCTTATAATGTCATTCATCCTAAAGCCCCCTTAATATGATAATACTCTGTGCATCTGCAATGACACTGTGTAGCCGTCCGAAAAAGAATGTGTGACTCTGTCAATATAATACTTGCCATTGAATTTTCCGAAGCCGGTGATGTTGTAACAGGTACCTGCCACGTAGGAAGTGTTTCCTTTCAAATCAAGAGTTATGGTCCTTGCTTCTTTGTTGGCTTTCCGTAGCTTGGCTTTTGCTTTTATTTCAGCATCTGAGTAACTCTCGGCTTTTTCATTTACCTTTAAAATACGGTTGCCCTTGCTTTCGTTGTAAGAATATGAGAGGGTTTTATTCGTTTTTGAATCAGTGTATTTTATGCTTACACCGTGATAAATACCAACTAACGTCCCGTTTAATTCATAGGTATCGCAATCAGATTTATCCAGAGTTCCGACAGCTTTCTTTTTCTCATATTCCACTTCACTAAAGATAATCAGTTTGGAATTAAAGAGTTTCATGGCTAGGCCGTAGCTTTCACATATCCCGAACAGGAACCGCATATCATCCTGGTCACTCTGCTCTTGTTTATTAATTTTATGATCTGGAGCATCATAAACTAAAGAGATTCCAATTTTCTTTGCCATTCCAGAAGCAATACCTTTAATGGATGTTTTGTTCCATGTCTTGCTTTTCTTCGTGGAAGAGAAATCCGTATTTATAGGGCAAGATATCGCTTTTAGGTTAAAGGTATCCGGAGGCCCTTTGAAATCATAATCATCAATTAAGAATTTACCGCATTTCAGTTTTTTATTATCTCCGGGTTTGCTCCAGTTGTATTGATTTATGGCAACCTCGATATAATCGCCTTCTACCGGAAACCAGGCATTTAACCATTTTTGCTTTTCATCAGCCATGACGAGGGAAATAGTATCTGTTTCCCCGCTTGCCACATCAGTATAGGTCATCTGTCCGAGGCGGTTTGTAATCTCTTCTGTGGCATTTTTTCCATTGTAAGACAGGCTTAAGGTTGCTTCTCTTGCCGTTCCCATTATTTCCTCCAATCCGGTATGTCGTTCTCCTCCTCTTCAGGCAGTTCTGGTACGTTAACTTCAATGCCTGCACTGAATAGAAAGATATCAAGTAAGTCATAATTGTTTTCCATTAGCAAGCCGATGTATTTCGACGTTCCGTAAACCTTAAAGCTTATCATGTCCCAGGTGTCCCCCTGGACGGTTATGTAAGTATTCATTGTTTCATGTTCACCCTGCCTTTGTTCTTCTCGTATTGTGTCATAAACTTTTCAAACTCAGCCCGTAACTGAAATTGTGACTGTTGTACAACATTCTTTACAGTCTGCATATCTGCATTGCTTTCAACATTAAATGTATTCTCAAAATTGAAAATAGGTTGGTTTATTACGTTGTTAGACGAAGAACTGTTTGAAATGCTGTTATATGCTTCCGGAATATTGAATCCGTTTCCATATGCAGCATCTCGCTTGAATAACCCCATAATCTGCCCGGCCATGTACCATAAGTCAATAGACCTTTGTGAACCATCCAAAGGAATTGCCGCCTCTGGTCCTTCTTCGGCAAACGTTGCAACAGTGGGACTGGTGATAATATCTCCATCAGCGTACCCAGGTAGTACTGGAAGATTTCCTGTCCTTCCAAATAATTCTTTATAAACGGGAGTTGTAAGCTCTTTTAAAAGCTTATTCCTGCCACTGGTAACAGTAATATCTAAAGGCATGTTTACCTTTATATCCTGCTCCATGGTTTCTTTCATGGCCTTGCGTATATTATCAACAGACATCTTAATATCAGGCATTTTGTATTCTATGCCATCTATTACCTCTTCTCCCAAGTCAACGCCACGATTATAGCCTGTTTTAGCAAGCTTCGCATACTCCGGTGATGATGCTATTTGCATTCCAATTGTTGTAGCGATTCCATCTGCGTTCCCTGTAAGAGCTTCAAGTAATGCGATATCCTGCAAGCCTTCTAATATTCCTTTAGGAACTTCTTTTCCCGCAGCGATATACTGCTCTCTTGTCTGTTCCATCTGCTCTTTACTCGGTTGTAGCCCTTTGAGTAGTTTGCTTAAGTTTGCCTTATCCTTTTTATCTATGCCCTCGAAATTTGTTGCAGCATCGTACATAGACTGAAGAGCTGGGCCCCAATTTCCATCAATCTTAACTTCTTCCATGGCTTTTATTACGGTTTTTGAAAGCGTTTCTTTATATTCAGGCAAGACTGACTTTATTTCATCTGTATATGCATCAAATATCGTTTGATACTGAAAATCAAAAGACTGAAGATTTGACTCGCTTATGTAGCCTAAGTAATTATCTTTAGCCATATCAACCGCTTCTTTATACTTATCACCAGAAAGACCGCCTGCATTATAGGCTATCTTATAGCTTTGTATAGTATTTGCAAGTTCATCAGTATACTCTTCGATCCTTTTTTGGTTTTGCTCACCTACCTCTGCTTGCAAATTACCAAAGCTTTCTGGTGTTAAGTTTGTGCCTGAATATTTCATACTGATAGAAGTTAATTTCGCTTCTTGTTCAGCATCTGCCATTTGTCTCTTCATATCTGCGATTTGTTGCATATGTTCAGATATAACCTTTGACTCATCAACAGTTAGTAAACCGTCAGAAAACGCTTCATTAACCACTTCTTGTAATTCTTTTCCTGAATTAATAAGGGTATCATAAGCTTCTTCATAGAAAGAGTTCATCTTATCTCTGATGTTTTTTCCTTTAAGACTATCATCTGTAAACAAGTCCATATTTAGATTCAGTTTATATCTATCTTCTAGCAACAAGTTTTGTGAATCGCTAATGAAATTAGTGATTGAATTTTTATAGGATGACTGTTCATCTTCTGACAGTTCAAGGCCTATTCCAACCTTCCAATCGAACTTTTTTAAATCCGCCACAGTATCATCAATGCTATTTCTTAGTGAATTGATGGTATCTGTTGTTTTTATAGATTCCGTTAGTTTGCCAAAGTTGTCATTTCGAATTATCCCAGCTGCTATTTCATCCAAATCTTCCAGAGATAATGTTATATCGCCAAATCGCGAAGCCAGATCAGCTTCTCTTAACTCTTTTCTGGCGTTATGAACAGAGGTTGCAATCATTGCAATAGCTCCGGCTGTAGCTCCTATTGCTAATGCCCATGGATTGGTAATTAAGCCAGTAAGTAGTTTTATAGGGCTTCCTGCTGCTTTCACATTCTTTGCAATTTCCCCGATATTTTTTCCCACTTTATATGTCACCATTGCTGCACCGGTTGAGACAATAAAGTTTGGAATTAAATCTGGATTATCTTCTATGAGTTCGTATACCGGCTCAATAAAATCCATAGCATTTTTGCCAAACTCTTTTACATTTGTTACAGCGGTAGGTAAAAATTCAGAGAAGGCCTTTTCAATGTTTCTGACTGTACTTTCTATCTCTGGCGCATGATCCTGAACAAAATCTCCAAAGGATTCCGCAAGATTACCTTTTGTCTCAGCTGCCAGAGCAGAGAGTGAAACAAGCGTATCACCAACCTGAACCTTCATGGCCTGAATCTTATTCTCTGTAAGGACATCAACATTTGCATAAGTCGAAGAAGCTGCTATATATTCCTTTTCCATACTTCCAGCATAAAGAGCAGCATCCCCAACTTTACTGAACTGTTCTTTTAAGTTGTCCAGGTTCGCTATCATGGGAGCAATGGCAGAAATCGATTCACTTCCAAAAAGGTTCTTCATGGTGGAGGTCTGTTCTTCTTTGCTTAACTTATTAATTCGCTCCAGTACATCCACTATGGTTCCCTGGGAATCCATCTGCATATTCTTCGCAACCGTCTTCGCCTTAAGTCCCAGCTTATCAAAGCTTGCGTGTTGTCTCTTCGTAGCACTATCACCCGCAGCCAAAGCAAGTGTAAAGTTTTTAATACCGGTTGCCGAAACATCTGATTCAACCTTTGTCATGGATGCAGCCATGGCAGCAACGGAAGCAGCCGATACATTGGCTGTCCCTGCAAGACTTCCTACCCTGGTAATTACTTCACTGATTTTAACTGCGCTTTCAGAGGTTGTGTTTCCAAGGTAGTTAACCTGATCGGCAAGGTCGGTTACCTCTTTCTGATTCATTTTAAGTGCAGTTCTCCAGGCGGCCATCCACTCACCAGACTGCTCCGCGGTGGAATCAAACGCTATACCCATCTTAGTGGCGGTTTCGGTAAACTCTAACAACTCATTTTTAGCTATGTTTGATTGTCCTGCCGCCTCCATGATGGCTGCTATATTCTCGGCAGTCATCGGAAGGTCTTTAGACATATCCAGGATTGCATCCTTCATGATGTTATAGGATTTTGTTACTTTTCCATTGTCATCCTTTAAGCCATCTACCACCTTGGCAACTCCAGCCATAGAGGTCTGCATTTCCTTCGAAGCATCTGTTACATCGTCAAAAGCTTCTTTTAGCTTCACAGAAGTAAAAGCGGTGACCGCTGCTGCAGCCACCGTCTTTATTGTACTTCCCATAGAGCCTAATTCGCCTTTAATCTCGTTAACGCTTTCGGTAAGGGAATTGTCTACCTTACCGCCTATTCTTATTTGCAGTTCGTGTTCGGTTCTCTTCGACAATCTTACTTACCTCCTCCGCCAGCTCAAACAAATCATTTAAGGGCATTTTCTTTAAATGTTCCAGGCTAACATTCATTCTGGACATAGATAGCTGAATACAGATTTTATTCAGTTCTTTCCCCGACCCGAATGTTATGCCCCTCTGTAGAAAAAATTATAAACTTCCTTTTTGATTTTTAACGACTCTTTGGCTGGTAACTTCCCAAAGAATTCAATTGGCATATCACTGGCAAGGTGCGCCAGGATTACACTATACAAAAGGCTTGTCTCCGGATTGATGGCCGTCCCACCGCTTCTGTTATAAATTCTTTCAGCTGTCATAAGATCATCGGTTGTCAGATCGTCGAGCTTTGATAAGTCGATATCCTTATAGTTTTTTGTCTCGAACATATAAGGTTTTTCAAATGTGATAAGTCTCTTTCTGCTGATTACCTCCACCTTTTCTGTTGCTGTTGTAATTTCATCCATTATAGCATTGCCCTCACTTTCTCAAAAATGTCTTTGTTATTAATTACAAAAATACTGTTGAACTTGTCCATCTCCAAGCATACAACATTGTTAATAATTACCTTAATATAGGTAACTTCTTTTGTTATGCTTGCATTCATTGTTTTGCCTTTTTCTACAGTTCCAAGTTCAAATTCTGTAGTAGCGCCTCTAACCGTTACAACCATCGGAACATTTTCAGGCTTATTTGTTTCTACGTTTTTAGCCTGAATGGTAGCTCGCAATATAATATCATCGCTGCCCTCAACCATTCTGAAGAATTCCTGCTCATCAATCTGGCCAAAAGGTATCTTCATCTTCTGGGAACCAACATGGCCAATAACAGGCGCATCATATTCTCCTGGCATACCTGTAGGCGATATCGTATTAGTCAAATAAGTAAAGCTCGGTAATTCTACCGAGCCTGTAACACCGATCTGCCTGTTGGTTCCGTTGTAAACATTAAATGTGCTTACTGCTTCCGGCATTCTATATCCCATCTTATTCTCCTCCTGCTAATGCTGCGCTGTTAAGCGTAGGATCAAATTCTGTTATTGTCTCAATTACTTTTGCTGGTGTAAAAGGCGAAAGCTTTCTATGAAAGATGATATGTCCTTCAAGAATACTTGCCTGAGGATTTTCATCTATGTCAAAGAAAATACTGCCTCCAGCAATACGACCTTGGGAAGCCAATGTTGAGAGTATCATATTCTCTTCATTAACAACTGACTCTATCAGTCTGTAATTGGTTGGTGCATCTACTCTATCAAAGAAATTCAGCTTAAAAGTATTATCATGGTAATTAAATACTCTGCGGCATACTATGAATCTGTCCTTTGTATCCGTGTTGGCAGGATAACAACCCATTTCATTTCCCCAACTTCTCCAACCGTTTAAATTTAAAGCCGTCATAACTCCCGCTGCATTTATTTCATTGGCTTCGTTTATGTCAAAATATATTTCTTCTCCCCCATCCAGGCAAGTGCCATCTATTGCTATAATTTTATTGGAAGGAGAAGCATAGGGACCACTATTTGCATTATCTGTTTGAGCAATAGCGGCATCAATCACAGCAGATAAGTAAATCTCATACCCATCTACAATAACTTTCGGATAACAAGGAATATTAAAGTCATCGTCATAACCGTTATCTTCTTTATATTTCTGTATTGTATCAAGGTTTTCGACCGCTTGAGTATCAAGATCTGTGATACTTATAGCATTGAATAAACCTTCAATTAGACGAGTTTTCGAACTCATTATCGCTGCTACTGCCGGAATCTGTGACCAACCTGGTGCAAGAAGTTGACAAGGCAATACACCCAACAAAGGGCGAACCATATTTACACAGTCAATGCCACTTCTTTTTCTTGTTTCGATATCATAGCCTCCAATGATATCGGACTGCGTAACTTTTGTCGGGTCAATTTTTGAATATGCTATTTTTATAGAAGTAGACGAACCGATAGCTCCACCAGTTATGATAGCGAGAACAACTGTCCCTTCATCCGTAAAGGATACCAGGTAATCTGTGCCAGCTTCATAAGTGGTGTTTCCATCAGAAGATTTTGCAACAATCTTGTCTAATAAGATTCCCTGGTCATCAATGGCAATCTTTTTATTTGCTATTGTAAATGTTTTTTCGGTTACATCTTCTTTATGTACAGCTGGATCAAGTACGTTAACCATTACAACCGGTGCCATAAAGAACTTCTTGAAACGAATGTACATACTCTGGCACAAAGTGTAGTTTTTGAAGTCATGAGAGAACCCCAGCTTCTCTACCGCCTCGTTATAATTATTGATTAATACAGGCTTGTTTACAGCGCTATATGGATCTTTTAAGAGATTGACCGGCGCGGTACCAAATATAACACCTACTGCACTTTCAATAATAGTCGGCTTGGCTACGGATGTCGGCTTTTCACTGGAAATTATTCCGTGTTGATAATTCATATATTTTTATTCTCCCTTCTCAATCGCTATATAAGAAAGATTCTCAACCGTACCCTTAATTAAGAGGTTTCGTTTTGTTTCAATGAAATCCTCTATAGGCACAATTAATCTTTCTACCGCTTTGTGGTTTGCTGCATAGTCCTTTAGTCTTTCGGGAATCCCATTATTAAAGTGAGCATACTGCTGTACAATTCCTTTTACTGTCGGACCGCAATAAACCAATGTCATCGTTTTATCAGCATCTTTCTTTTTTGATTCCGTTTTCTTTCTCTCGTCCGCTTTCTTGCCAGTAGATTCTGTTTTTTCCACTACGCTTTCATTCTCATTCATAAGAATTCTTCCTCCTTTTGGCAGATTGTTCTCATTTTCCAATTAGTTTCAATTCCCCCTTTGTATTTTGGATGTGTATCCTCATCCTGAAGAACCCACTTAAAAGGAAATAGTATTTCGAATCCATCGGCAATAAATCTCTTATGAAAGAGATGCTGATAAATTCTTGTTATCATGTTTATAATGTCTCTTTCTCCCTGTGCATTAGGATCTGAGTCGTGTACTCCTATAATTAAATAGACCTTAATATTATAAGTCTCATAATCGAGTATCTCTCCCTCTTCCAACGAGACAATGATGTGTGGAAACGGGGTTATTTCATCTTCTTTTTTACGAAAAGGAAGATTTTGTGCAAACACATTAATTTCCGATAATTCTTTTTTTGAATTAATGAGCTTATACCCCTTGAATAACTCTTTCATTTCTTCAACCAGTGCATCCTGTAGAAGAATTGGTATCATTTCTTTAACCTCCGCATTTCATATTCAATCTCATGGTTTACCCTCTTTTTCAGCATTTCTAATGAATGCTGTTGTATCTCAGAATAAATATTCTTATTGCCTATCATCTGAGGCACAGACAATGCCAAGCGCAACCAATTTCGAATATTTTTATTTTCATTTCTGCTGGCATTTTCAGGCCGCTGCATTAATTGCCCTTTTGCATAGAACATTCTTTCTACTCCTATTAATGGGCTTTTCTTTAATACCCTGGCTTTATATACCGGAGGATTGTATTTTCCATTCTTAAAGCGTTTCCTTAACTTCTTAGGAGTGGCATCAAAATTAACAAGAGGAATTGTTATTCCTTTAGAAGTAATAATACCCACCGGAGTGTTACTGTTTGCTTTTTTAGTTTTCAAAGAATCTCTGATTGTTTTGGGTTTTACAATATACCTTGCGCTTACTTGTTTCGTAATATCTGTCTTTGTGGAATCCAAAGTTCTATTAACCGCCCTGTACAAGACGACATGGGATCTATTTGATAACTCACCAAGTCTGGCCTTTATATCATTGATATCAGGAGCATTAATCTTAAGATCTATCACTCTTCATACCACCCCAAAATTATTGTGATAACACCGGAAACCTCAGAAGAATCAATTACCCTGTAGGACTTGTCATCTACTTCAATTATTGCATTAACTGCCGGCTTACCACCAAATTCATTCTTTTTGACATAGATTAGTAATCTGGCTTCATGAATTCCCTCAATATGAATATCCCTAGAAACCTTTAATTCTTCCAGTTTATCCTCGTCTATAACAATGGACATTTCAGTTCCATCAATATTGCGATTTTCAGCAAATTCCTCCAGATTAAAGAAAACTTCCATATCATCATCTAAGGCTTCCTTAAAATTCATCACTTACACCTGCTCTCCTGCTTCTACTTCCTCGATGTAATTAAGAATATCATCCACAAGCTGCTCTTTGGAACTCTCCATTGTAAGACCGTTTAAGCCTATCTGTGCAGCGTAGCTGATAAGTTCATCTTTTTTCTTCTTATTAAGTTCCTTGTCAGTCAAGAAGGCATCGGGTTCTTTTGATCCAAAGAACTCACCTTCTAACTCATCATCTTCAATATCAGCAGCTCCATCAATCGCTTTTAACTTAGTAAGTCTCTTTATATCCTTCTCAGAAAATTCAGAACCCAGCTTTTCGCCGGGCCTGTAAGTTCTTATATGTGATGTTATATTTACTAATGCTATCATAGTTTCTCCCTCCTATAGAACATTAAGAACATACCAGCTGTCCACATCATCAGGTCTGGGAACAGGTCTGGAAGTCATTCTTAACTTCTTTACTTCATTTTCATTATCAGCCCACATTTTAGGAACAACTTCAGCTTCATAAGTAATAAATTTGCCCTCTTCCATCTGTGTAACAGAGCCGTATTCAAAGGACCCGATTCCCTTTGAGCTGGCCATAATTACCGTACCGTCGGGTATCATGGGCTGCTCATCACCATTATCATCCAGATACCATTCATCATAGGTATAAATTTCACAGCCAATCTCTGCTATCTTTCCGATAAATGTTAAGGCCGGGTCAACAATTAATGGTTCTATTACCACATTCTTAAGGTTGCGGATATCCATAGCTTTCATAACCTTCGGATGCTTCGTAAAAGCCTTTGCAGCATCTGCCGCCATGATAACAGTGTCAACGGAAACTCCTGTCTTTTGAATAATATATCTCCGTTTCTCGGTAAGTAACTCAACCGGATCAGAAGCTTCATTATCCCATGTTTCTGCACCAGCTAGGACTTCTTTATTCGTAAAGTTGTAATCAACCTGTACGTCCAGCCCCTCTTCTTCATCCACAACATGGAAGCCACCTGATAAAATTACTTCTCTTGCCTCCCACTCTTTACGTCTTTCAATAGCTTCCTGCATATCAGTCATATCCTGTGCAAGTAATTCATCTTCTCTTTCTTCAGGAGTCCTTCTTGAGTAAACATTTTCTCCTATAGTTCTCTTAGTAATGTCATCCATGGTAATGGCTCTTTCAGGAGCAATCTTAGGGGTTTTTATTGTGTTAGTCCTAAAACCTTCCCTTACCATAACTTTTCCGCCTTTTCTTGGCGAAACGAGTGGAGCCATCTTTCTTTTTCCTTTTTTCACATCCACTTCAATGGTTTCAGCAATATGTGTGTGGCTTACCGGGAAGAAGGTCCGTGATAAAAACGTACGAACCGGCGGTGTCTGCTCTATGGCATCTAACATCTCTCTTGTTGTATAATCTGGCATTTCTAATACCTCCTGTTATATTGTATTTTGAATGAAGATACCAAGCTTTCTTAATTCTGCTTCGTAATCTTCAACTTCAACGGTTTCAGCTACATGAAGGGCAGCCTTATTAAATTCCCCTGTAACATATTGAGTAGCTATTACAGGTTGCGTTGCTGCTGTATCTCCAGTATCCACGTCATCTGTGAGGACACCAGTAACTCCTACTGCAACGCTTGAAACTTCTTTTCCTGTTATGTAAAACAGATTATCTGCTGCCTGTCCAATTAAGGTGCCGCGCTTTAATACCCCCTGTTTAGGAGCAAGCTTTACACCTTTTACTACTAATCCGACCTGAGCCGATATGATAAGGGAATCCGGCTTAAATTCGCTTTCATTCTTAAATAATATCTCTCCCATTACTGAACCCTCCTTTTGTCCTTATTAAGGAATCCTGTAAGATTTTTAACCTTAGCTGCTTTTTTCTCTTCTTCACTGGCAGGTGGTGTATCAGCATCTACACTGCCACTACCCGAACCAGTAATATCGTCTTTCATGTCATTCAAAGCTCCTTTTCCTGCTGCATTATTTGCAAGCATTACTTGCAACGCTAAATTTTCAGCAGTGGAGGCATCCTCATATTTTGCTTTATTAAGCATTTCTTCAGGCACTGATCCGGACAATTTATCAATCTCCTTTAATCTTGCTCTTTCGCCATCCGCGGCCTGCTTAGCGGAATCTGTTATAATCTGATTCACAAAATCCGGATAAGCCTTCTTTAAATCATCAACTGATTTAATTTCCATTTCTTCACCTATACCTTTCTTAATGTTTTTATCAATAAAATCCGCAGAAGCGGTTTTATCCAGTAGTTTGTTCGGGAAGTTTTTATACTTCTTGCTGTCTAATTCCACGTGCTGTTTTGTGGTAATGTTATTTACAAATACAACACTGTTCTTCATTTCAAAAGAGATTTCTTGGAAGAGCAGCTCATCAGCATATCCTTGTTCTACAGCTTGTTTCCCCGTCATCCATTCTTCTTTATCCATTAGAGCATTCAGTTCTTCTTCTGTCTTATCATATTTGGTTTTATAACTTTCAATAATGGATTGCTTAACTGTCCTGTTTATTTCAGCCAGTTTATCAAGTTGGTCACTGCTGAAATATCCAGATAAACCAACCGTATTATTGTGATACATAATAAGGGCATTGGGTGCGGTCTTTATAACCTCAGCAGCTGCTGCCACTATAGTGGCAGCGCTAGCACAGATTCCTTCAATATGTGCAACGATTTTCGCCGAATTCATTTTCAATCTAGTAAAAATTGTATGTGCTGCAAAAACATCTCCTCCTCCACTACTAATGTGCACCGTAATGACATCTCTGTTTCCCAGGCCGTTAAGCTCTTCAATGAATTGCTTATATGCTACATAATCTTCACTAAACCAAGGTTCATCTGACATAATTTCGCCATATAGATTTAAGTCAGCGGTGTTGTCATCTTTTGCTATGAAATTCCAAAACTTATTTGACATCGTTTACCTCACTTTCTTTCTTTGGGCCAGGTTCTATTTCTTGCATTTTCTTCTTTTCTTTTATTAACTGGGCAACATTCTTATCAAAGTCGGTGCCAGTCAGCTCCATTGCTTCTCTTTCTCCTGTCGACACGCATAGGGCGATTCTTTTCTCAGCTGCATTTATCTCTTTTACAGGATCAATCATTCCGGGAGAAGGTCCATTCCACTCACATCCACACCATGCTTTTTTAATGGCTGGATCTAAAAAGAATCCTGGAGCTTTTATTCTTCCAATTGCAACTGCTTCTGTTAGCCATAATTCATATACCGGTTGACAGAAATCTTTGACCAGCCATGTACGTTTCATCCGAAAAGCTTTCCATGCTTCCAGTAATGCTGCACGCGCAGCACTATAGCTACTGTTAAACCGCAAAGACAATACTTCTTCCGGAATATCTAATGCAGCCCCAATAAACTTAGACATGGACGTAACAAAAGCATCAAAATTCTGACTAGGTCTTTTGCTGTCAGCAATTTCAATGCTTTCATTTTCTCCTAAAACATTTATAGCACCTGGTCCCAACTTATAATCACCGGCAGAGGTTGAAATTTTTTCGCCATCTTCTTCAATTCCACCAAACGGCATCTCTCCTGTATTGCTATCTGTCTTTATAAATACTGTGAAAAACCCATTAATTACCGCCGCCATTAACTCTGCTTCGGAATACCTGGTTAATTGCTTCAAGCTCTCAATAACCGGTGCCAGATACGGCACCCCTCTGTATTGATCTGCTCTTTCTGTTTCAAAGATCATCAACACGTTAGGATTACCTGTCTTTTCTCCATAGGCTTTTACCCTATACCACTTTTTCTCATTCTGTAATTTAGAAGAAGGGTATGTAGTACAAATATGATACGCAACTACAGCGCCTTTGTTATTTATTTCAACACCATTATAGATTCTGTTCCCATTCTCTGCTTTTGCATTCAAATTAACAGAAGTGCCACTTGAGTTCGGTGTACACACCCTATCTGATTCAATCATGTGTAACCTCAAACCATATGGAAGGTATTGTGTAGGTCTGTCATACTCCAGTAATGCGCAACCATCTCCGTTTACCAGGGCGGATATTAATGCAATCTGTTGTAAATTATAAAAGTCATTTACTTTCGTTACATCGCAGTGTTTTGATTCAGCCCACAACGAAAATTCTAACTCCGTTTTCTTTTTCCATTCGTCCGCCTCTTCAGGTGATAAACCTAATCTCTCAAAGGCAATGGAAGGCTTGGGACGTAATCCAGACCCCACTACACTGACTACATTTCTTCGTATAGCCGATTTTGCAATGGGAGCGGTCATCGTTAGGCTCCTGCTCCTTTTACGAAGTGTCGGAAGATTCATGTCTATATCTTCTTGCGGGCTTCTACTATCAGCATTCCATCCCTTAAAGGAATTTTTTCGTTTAGAGGCACCACCTTCATCATACCCACTGTTTTTAAAACTACGAATTGTTTCAAGTCTAAACCTGTCGTTTTCTCTTTTTAACGCTGCACTCGGACTGAAATATTCAACTGTTTTATCGATAATATTCATTTTACACCTGCCTTAATAGTCCATCGGGATAACTCTTGCCATTTTGTTTTTACCGCCAGACTCAAGCCTTGCAATTTCTCTTTGCAACTCTTTTATCTTTTTCTGTACATCTTCCAGATCAGCTCTTCTCATCCTTTTGCTGCCCATCCAATATTCCTGACTAGTCAATATGGCTGTTTCCGCTTTCAGATAAGCACTTAGTCGATTTCTTGCTGTGTTCAATTGTTCATCTCTACTTGACATATTCCCTCCTAAACTTCTATTCCGCCATTGACTATGCCTGTTTTTCTCTCGACGGATTTTTTTGCCTTGGTTGCTTTTCTCATATAGTTGATTCCTTCCTTTACTTTCTGTTCAAGAAGTCTCCAGTTAGGATTCAGGATATCAACTGCTGCAGTTGCATAGTTTCTCATGTCCAGTGGTTCATTTCGAATACCTGATCGCTTAACCCATGCCACTTCCGGCTTTCCTTTTTTGTTGATTCTGGTAACCTTCTGTTCACTGGTAAAGCCTTTTATAAAATCTTCATCATATCCCCTTTCAGTATTCAAAGGAAAATGACAATAACCAGGACCGGGTTCCTTTAGTGTCAACCTGGATTTAAGTGTGTCTTTTCCTTCATCAACACCAAGAATAAATATTTTGATTTTTTCACTATTGTTCGTACTAATCTTATAAATAAATGGGAGGCCAGCGCCTCCCATTCCTTTAATTCCATATATTCTCTTGCCTTTAGCTGTCATCTTTTTTAACCATTTATATGTTTTTGTTGTGTGATGTCCACCTGTGTCAATACAAGATGCGGCTATCAAAAGCCCATTACCATTGTCAAAATAAAGCTCTTTTTCAAGATATTCCTCAAGTTTTTTCCAAGGTTCCTCGGAATTCCCAAGATCTCCATATATTTTTTCGGCTTTAATTCCCCAGCTTTCATATCCATTTCCCCATCCAACTATTTCAATTTCAAAGCGGTCATCCTGAACATCAATTCCGGCAGTCACTAAAAGGACTCCTTCTGGCAAGTCTGAATTATAATTTACTCTTCGATTAACTAACGTGGTATCATCTGCAACCTCTCCTTTTTCTTCCCATGTCTCTCCCAGAGCTGTGTTAACCCAAACTTTAAGCATTTGAGGATTGCCCGTCTTTTTATAGGTTTTCCATGCTTTCTGGTAGTCTTTTATAATTTCCCTCCAACTTTTCCAGGGAGAAGCCATTTCATTTAGATGAAACCCTCTAACCTTACGGTTATCATTCTCAGCTATCCATTTACCATGCTGTTGTTTCCATTCTGTTTCCGAGAAATATTCCTCACAAAATTTACATTTCATCTTAGCATCCGTAAACCTTAACCTGGGCCATTCAAAAGGCTGATACTGACCGCAGCAAGGACAGGCTACATTCCATTTTTCTTTACTGCTTTCATTGTAGTCTATCTCAATTCTGGAAGCGTTTTTAATAGTTGGAGTAGACACCATAACAATTTTTTTATTCCAGAATGTCGTGGTACGTTTCTCAGCCAGATCTACCGGATCACCTTCGGTACCGGCGGAAGTCGGATATCTGTCTACCTCATCACAAAGAAGAATTTTAATCGGACGTGATGCCAGACCGGAGGGAGCATTCGCTCCAATCATTGTAATATGACCACCTGCAAAGGTTTTATGTAATATTGTATTTTCACTATCTCTTGATTTTACAGAGGATATCTTTTCAGAGAGACTGGGAGTATCGCGTATCATCTTTGCAAGCCTGTCCTTTGAAAAGGTTTCTGCCATGGTTTCAGTCGGTTGGATAACCAGGATAGGGGAAGGGTCATAATCAATATAGTATCCGATAATATTCAAGATGATTTCTGTCTTACCGACCTGTGCAGAACTCATAATAACAATTTTCACGCATTCGCTGTCATTTAAAGCATCCATGATCTCTCTCTGGTATTCCGCTCTTGCAGTAATCCATCTACCAGGCTCAGCACTGGCACCAGCCGATAATATTCTTTTTAAATCAGCCCATTCACTTATTTTAATTAATGGCGGAGGTGCCATAATCCTGACAATCATACGAAACAATTTAACTGTCTTATATTCGATTTGTATGTCTTTCTTTTTACTCATAATCGTCGTTTTCGTTACTTTCTATGTATTCTTCACTATAGAAGTCTTTTGGATTGTAGTCCTTAAGTTCTCCTAAAACCTCAATAATTTCCTTTGTGATTGCCTCTCTGATCCAGTCTGGGTTATCTCTCATTGTTAAGAGCGGTGCTAACTTAGCAGGTACATTCAACAACCTTGCACGAAAAGAAGAAAGCATATCTTTCATGACATGTTCTACGTCAGTTGACTTATGAACTTCTCCTTGCATTAAGGCAAGCTTTAGTTGTGTGATATGCATTTTGACCTTTTCATGCTGCGCCTTTACCTCTTCCAGATTTAATTCCGAATCCGGATCTTCTCCGCTGTCAGCTGCTATTTTTAAAGTTAATATATAGTTTTTTACACTGGACTGGAGATTATATCTTCCTTTTGCAGCCCTAACAAGAATGCCTTCATCGGCTAGCTGCCTAATACGCCTATCACTTACTCCAATAATATCCTCCAGCACAGAGGACGAAACCGTAACCGCAGTTATATCTTTTGTTTTCATCAAATCAAATGTATTCCTTTCCATATATCTCCTTTCAGCGAATTATCGGAAACGGCAATTTACAATATTTTTTATCATTAACTAGCCAAATCTTGGGCTGGATGACCCGCAACGTTTCTTTTTTGCGCCAGAAGTACCTTTTTCAGAACTCCTGTTCTGCCTTGTTTTGAGGTGGTTTTTGACCTGTTCATGCTCCTTTTACATTTCGTTCCAAATCATTTGACATATCTACTATTCTGTCAAGTGGTTTCGGAATGAGTTTCTTCTTATAGTAAGTCACTAAATATTTATATGTGTCATTTGACAACTGTCTTTTATGTCAAATTAAAATCTATCTATTTTTTTAGTTCCGATTTTCACTGTGTAAAAGTCAAAAAAATAAGCCTAATAATGATAGATGTAAGGCCTAGTTTATTCTAATATATCAACTTCTTTATATACTTTGTTTTTGGTATCTTGATTAACTCCTATATATCTTAATGTAATATTAGGATCTGAGTGATTAAATATATCCATAAGCATTGCCACATCCTTATTCTTTTGATAGGTTAGGTAACCAAATGTCTTACGTAAGGTATGGCATCCGACAGCCTCATTGACTCCAAATCTTTTGGCTGCATCTGTTAGAATGTTGTAGGCTTGTTGTCTTGAAAGTGGAGCGTTTGGTTTCTTTGGAGACTTAAATAAATATTCAAAATCTTTTTTATTCAGTATAAATTCATCTATTTGAAATCTTATATACTTATTTATCAAAATCCTTTTTTCTTTTCGTGTTTTCATCTCCCTGGTACATATGAACTCTTTGTTTCGAACATCTCTAACTCTAAGTTGTAGGATATCAGATATTCTCAGCCCTGTGTAAATACCTATAGCAAACATTAGTGCATTTCTAGTACTCTTTTCCTTTAAATAATCATGTATATCTTTTACTACAGCTTTATCTCTTATTGGCTCCACTGTATTCATGCAATCACCTCCAAACATAGCAAAAGAGGTGCTTTTAGTTTGCACCTCTCTTCTCAATAAATCATAATAATACCCACTGACAATTATGTTAACCAAACATACGTTTGTCAACAAATATTAGAAGTTTTTAATTATCAGTTCTTTATATCTCTCGCTGTTTCCCTTGCATACCAGGTTGTTTTGCCTATCTACTTCAATAATTTTATACTCTTTGTAAAGTTCCCTTATATAGTCAGAATCGTTATATGAAAGTATAAATTTACCCTTCAGTTTATCAAGTGCTTCCTTTAACCTGATATGGTCCTTTTCTGTAAAGACTACGTTATAAAAATCTTCAGCCTCATAATAAGGCGGGTCAAGGTAAAAGAGGGCTCTTTCTCTGTCGTAGGTTTTTAATAAGCCTTCAAAGTCTTTGTTCTCGATAACGGTGAATCTTAGCCTGTCTTTTACTTTTCGAAGGTAATCAATTGCTTTGTCTAAGTTGCGATTCCTTACACCGAATGATCTTAAGTCAGCTCCAAAGCTGTTCTTAATTAACATAAAGAATTTTGCAGCTCTTTGGATATCTGTCTGTCCTCTGTTTTTTATTTGCTCTTTGTAATCAAAGAACTGTTCTCTTGAAACAAGATTCCAGTCGAGTTCCTTTTGCAATGCTTCACTATGGAATTTAACTATGCGATATAAGTTAATTAAATCTCCATTTGCATCATTAAATATTTCAAGCTCAGCATGCCTTTCTTTTGAGAACAATATCCAACCGGCACCGCCAAATACTTCTATGTATCTGTCATATTCTTCGGTACCGGGGAATTGTTCAAGTATTTTGTTGCGTAGTAGCCTTTTGCCACCAATCCATGATATAAAACTATTCATGATAACATCACCTCTTTTATAATATTGGGTATTATTAGGGTGATTTATTATATTAAAAGGAGTTTATGATTGTTGCCTAAACTCCTTCATAATATCGTGTAAAACACTTTACTGAGAAATAATGTAATGATATACTTTTATAAAAACTAAGGAATGTTATAATTCATGCAGAAAAAACACTTGAAAATTATTATTAATGTTTTATTTATTATGTCTTGCATAGCTTACCTGGGAACATTGATAACAGGCTTTTTAATTGAAGATACAATGTCACCTTACGAGATGGGTATTTATATGCAAACCATCGGTACAATAAAGTTGGTATGTTTTCTTTTTATAATTATAAAAGTTAGCATTAATAAATATTTAAAATAGATATTAAAAAGGTGCTCAAGCCTGCTGCCTAAACACCTTCTTAATATCTATTTAATTCATGTTATCATATTACCATAATTGAAACGGACAAAACGGATAAACATTATATTTATGCATATAAGTTTATAATGATACCCGACCTGCTATTATTTAATCAAAATAAAAGATCTCTTCAAACTTTTTATCTAGTGCTATACATAAAACAAGTGCTAATTTCGCTGTTGGATTAAACTGGCCTGTTTCTATAGAACTAATGGTATTACGAGATACTCCTACTATTTCCGCCAATTGTGCTTGTGATAAATTCTTTTCTGTTCTAGACTCTTTTAGCTTATTTTTTAATTCTAATTCTTCTCTCATATCTTAAACCCTATAGTCTCTAAGATATAGCATGCTAAAAAACCTATTGATGCTAAGAAACCAGAAATAACGGTAAAAAGATGTGACTTATTTTGGGTGAAATGATATTTAGGCAATGCCTCAGCACCAAAAAAGCCCATAGCATTGCAAATGGTGCATAGTTTGATTTATCATTAAACATATTGAATAAGACAATAACTATAAACACCGCGCAAAATGCACTTACCCCAATTTTTCTACCTTTGTTCTCAGCAAGTATCATTCCCTCATCGTTTTTTTCATTTCTGCTTTTAGTCAATATTTCTTCTTTGTTCATTGTATCCTCCATGTTATGCCAAGTTTTATTGTCATTATTTTATCACTGCCAAGTTTTATTGTCAATGAAATTTCTTACTTAAGTAAATACCTACTGGCAAAATATTGTTTGATACAGTTATATAAAACGATTTATATTAAATTAAAAGGTGCTTAAGCCTGCTGCCTAAACACCTTTATAATATCTATTTATTCATTTCAATATTATCACATTTTATCGGGACATTCGTGACAAACTTTATTGTATTAATTTTTATTTTCATATGAAATAGGTATTTATAAACTTTGTAATATGATGTAGAATAATGGGTGTAAAATACATAAGAAAGGAAATATAAGATGCCTGATAACATTGAAATCCGTGGTTCTGGTGGAAGAACAAATCCCAAACCCTTTCCTAAGCCTATCGGCGACGGTGCTGGAAGTCGTTCAAACCCTAACCCCTTACCACCGCCAACACCTTCTACTGGCAAAAAATGATGTTATGATTCTGTGGGTGGATACCATATTTCCTTAAGTTTTTCTGTGGCATAAAATTTTATTAGTATGTCACTATCCACATCATAATATTCATACAGGGCAGGATACAAAATACGATCCTCTGGAGATTTTAGGCTATCCTTCTTTAAAATCTCCTTTGTCTGCTCTGTGTTGTATAACAAAAATTCCCTGTTATCTAAATGAGGTGCTTGAAATGATTCTAAAAAGCCAGCTGTTATCAAACTTCCTGATTTTTCAATAACAAGACAGCAATTAAATATATTTATTTTTTTATTACTTTCAAACAAAACTCTCCATATTTCAGAATTTTCTTCCTCTGTAGGTCTGCCTGCTTTTTTATTTATAAAATTAATTAATCTATGGAAAAATTTTTTACCAGGACCGTACCAAGCGCATATCGTTGCAATACTAACAATGAATGTTACACATGTATACTCTACAATAAAATCTAAATAATTGAACTCTGGATTATTTATATTATATAATGCCTTCTCATTTGCAGACAGCAACAGGTATTGAGCAAATTCTTTCATGCTATCTCCAAATAAGAAAATACACACTATAAATACAACAACGCAAAAAGTAATTGACTCTGCTAATTCAATCGATTTATCTTTCTGTATTCTAGGTGAAAATCTTATATAGGCGTGATATATCAGATGAATTGCTGCTGGCAGCATGAATATAATAACAAAATAAATGCTTTCTGTAAAAATCATAATCTTCTCCTTTTTAACCATTATATTACTTTTCAGTATCCATTTCTATACTTATTAAAGTTCTTTAAAAAATCTTTCAACTGCTTTTTTGCAACTATCCTCAGTATATTTCCTTCCCATTCTATGAGCCACTTGAATCCATTTCAAGTCTTCAATATATCTAAGACTTAACATTCTTCTCATTCTAGCATCTGTCAGACCGGTAATGAACTCTTCTGCCGAATTTATTGTTTCCAGTAATTCATACTCCAACGTCTCAAGCGTAGCCTTCCTGGTGTAAAGAAGTGTTTTCTTTCTGCTGTAAGCCGGATAAGGAAATCCTAATACTTTAAAGTTTTGTGTTCCTCCTGCTCCCCCTTTTACACAATCAACAACTGCTCCCTCCTCTTCCATTTTTGATATTTGATTTTCTAAGGATTCTATTTTTCTCCTGGTGTCCTTTACCTCTTCTCTTAGCTCTGCATATTGGATAAGTATCTCTTTAGTTGGATTTGTTGTCAAATTACTCCCTCCTGTTCTTATTACATTCTCTCTATTCATATTTATGCTTGTCCTAAATTCTATACTGATTATTACTATGCAGATATAAGTTCTGAAACATATGATTAATAATCAGTCTGTTGTTTTCTAATCTACTTTAAATTTAACAATATTGAACTGTGAGTTAATTACTAACCATAGTTGTGGGTTATAAATTGTTATATTCCAAATTCCTGCTCCATGAAGGTTATATTTAACTACTAATTCTAATACTGCATTAATACTTCTTGCATCAATAAACCATACAATGTGCAGTGTATTTCCTCTTGTATAATTAAAAAATGGTGTTTGCGATAATTCATCAAATTCTATTGTCGCACCATATGTACTGGCTAAATTAATAGCACCATCGTAGGACAGAACGTTTACACTTGATAAGCCAGGTAAAAAAGGCAGCTCCCAATCATAACCAATTGTTGGAATTCCTATGATCATTTTATCTGGAGGTATAAGAGAATTTACGTAATTCAAAAATACGTCCAAATAATTTATTGAACTTATAGGGGCTGGTGGGTTTACATTTGTTGCCCATTGATAATTCATAAATATAATACTCTGTGATAATTGATCTAATATGGAATAATCCACTCTTTCAAAACTAATATCTGCTCCAATATTACTAAGATTCGGATCAACTGTTACAAATACTAAATACCCCTCCTTGTTCAAACGTTCAGTAATAAGTGTAAAAAATGAATTGTAATATTGAATATTGCTAACATTAATGTATTGAAAAGAAATATTTACTCCCTTGTAACCTTTTATCCTTAGGATGTTTAAAAGATTCTGAATATAACTGTTTTGAAAATCTGGATTTAATAATAAGTCAAATTCAATTTCAATGTTTGCTTTACCTGTAAACGTCAAGGTAGTTAGTAATAAAAGTGGAACAACGCCATATGATTTTATAATTTCAATAATCTGAGAATCATCTGAATAAGAGATTATCTCTCCTTCATTTGTTGCAGTATAATTTAAAATTGATAGATATGTAAGATATGGTAGTGTTTTCCTTAGTACACTTTCATCAATATATGGAGTGGTATTTCCATGCAAAGTTATATTGCTTATTTTATTATAACTTATAACAATTGTTTCCCCAGGATAAATATATTCTCTATCTGAAAGAAACGGGTTATTCATAAGTAATTGCATGATTGATACATTAAATGCTTCTGCTATACCGGTTAGGCTATCTCCTTCTTTAACGGTATAAACAATTTCCGGAATCGCTATGACAATCGATTGACCTACTACTAAACTATATGTATTTTCCAATCCATTATCTCGTATTAAATCAGCTTCTGTTATACCATAAATATTAGCTATCGACTCTATTGTTTCCCCTTGCTGTACTACATGTATTACCATAGAAACCTCGGTTAATGATTTGTTTAAATATATGATTATTATTTTTATAAAATCCATATTATTCATAATTAAATGCTGATAATAAGGCATGCTTTATTATGTATAATTACTTAAATAAAATTTATTGTTATCGCTCATCCTAAAACCGCCTTGCTTCTGCATTCAGAATTCTTCTTAATGTTTCCCCGACTATTTCTCTTTTCGGTATGTGAATTTCCCTTACTTCAACATTCTTGCAGTTTACTATCTTCCAGTTTAATTTCCGTCCGCAGTGTGGGCAATGTGTGTAGTCTGGTTCGTAGGTTCCTGCTGCCCAATCTCTTTCAAAATCCTGGCGTTAGTTTATGTAGGTACCAAAGTATGGAGCTTGTTCTGCTATGTAATAACCTTCCTTGGCTTTTTCCCTGTCTTCTGGGTGGATATAACAGAGAGCAAATTCTTTGCCGAGTATTTCTTCGGTTATAACTGCTCTTAGTCCATTAAAGGCTTTACCGAGGTTTATACGTCTTTGGTATTCGGTTTCTGGTAAAGCTGTCCAGTTTTCTTCCTTCGCCCAGGAGAGGAGGAAGTCTTTTGTACGGATACCGGTTCTTAGTATTGCTTCATATGCCACTACTGCCACTCTCCTTTATAACAAAAACTGTATCTCCGAAATCAGTGTCATAGAAATCTATTATTCTATTGTCGTTGTATTTCACTCTTATTGTAGCGTTATCCTTGTTTTTTCTTATGGCAATAACTTCTCCTGTAATATGTACTGTGTGATTGTTAAAAGGTCTTAGTACTGTAGCCTTTACTATATCGCCAACTTTACAAGGTAAAATTCTTAAGCTGTTTTCTGCTGCTGTTTTTGTGGTAAATACATTTTTACCAAATTGAGAAAAGGCAAAGAAGGTTTTACTCAGGTTTGGGAAGTCTGCGTGTCCTACAAAGCCGAATCCATCACTTACCCAGTAATCAAAATCAAGAACTTCTACCTCGATTAAATTATCGTATCCAGTGTAGTAAACTTTATCTCCTATTTTGCAAGGAGGCTTAATTAATAATCCTTGTTCCTCTGCAATTTCATATTCGGATAATTTTTGAAAAGATTCCATGATGGCTTTTAGGGTATTGGGATAATGGCTTTCCACTTCCTGCTCGTTTGGCTTTACTTTTACCAGATATGCCATTCCGTTTGGTGCTATAGCTGTTAATCTCTCCATGTTATTCACCGTCTTTCTGCCCTGTTAGGGCTGCATAGTGTTTGAACATATTATCTATTGGGCAATTGGCACAATCTGCTCCGTTTTCTACTTCGAAACAGGAGCCGCAGCCCAGGAAGTCATCTGCTACCCCGTCTCTGCCTATGGTGCATAATTCTTTTGGTACTGGTTCACCGTCATAATCTATCATTTCAAATAGGTTCTTCCGGCTGTGACTTGATGTATCTTAACGCTTTTTGAAGCTCATCTACTCTTGCAGCATCACGCATTCCCCCACCTTGATACTTCTCTATTTCTTCATTAATCCATTTTATAAGCTTATCCTTATTCATTGGATACCTCCTTTTTTCTCCAAAATAAAGGAACTCCATCGTTATCAGATTCGTCGATACATCGTTTACATGGTTCTTCGTATCTAAAATCCTTTCCTTCATGCTTGCAGGTATCGCAATCTTTTTTTATATCATCCATTATTTATCTACCTCCTGTAATAGTTCTGGAATATCCGGGATAACAAGATAATTATTGGTATCTTTTAATCCATGCATATAACCTCCAGAGTTAGGCATAATTTTTCCGTTGCTATACCTTGTAAATTCAACATTTATAGCAAGACCATAATCCTTGTATTTATTTTTTACTACAACACCTTCAACGCCTTTTTCATTATTACGGTTCTTGATTAGTCGGACAACTCTCATCCCTGGTTTAATCTCAATTCCATTTATGTCTTTTATGGGTTCTTTGGCATCTGCATATTTCAATTTTCTACCTCCTGTAATAGTTACCAAGTGTTTTCACTTCTTCGTATCATTGATGGTACATAGCTAACTTCCCACAATCCTAAGTCATACAGTGTGTCAGCCTGTTTTTTTGTTATGTAGAGGTCTTGTACATAAACAGCCTTTTCAAGGATTCCGTTATTCCAACTGCCTGTTACTTTAATCCACCCTCTGTCTTCAAGTTCCTTTTCACCGTTATAAGAGTAGAATTCCAATTCTTTGCAGATTGCTTCTGCTGCCCATGAATGCCCTTCATGTCCGGTGTTGTATGTATCTCCTTCAGGACTAATCCAACCATATTCAAATTCCTTGGAATTCTTTGGATATCTCTGTTCCCTTGTGAGCGGTTCTTCATCTTCTTTAATTTCTATGATCTCGATGAAGCCATGTTCTTTTTCGTATTCCAGGTTGAAGGAAGTGTATCCTCCCATTCGATTTATAATTACTGGCAGATAACTTTCTTTGATGTATGGAAGGTCTTTTATGGCTTCTTTGGTATCTGCATATTCTACGGCTCTTAAACCGATTTTATTTTTATAGATTGCATATTTCACTTTTCTACCTCCGCAGGTTCCCAATGTGGATACCCTTTTTCTTCTCCCTCCCAGTTGCAGTCATTACAGGGATGTTTGTCTGCATGTACTTTTCTATGCTTGCAGTTAGCGCATTCTTGTTCTAATGGATTCAAGCTTATTCCTCCTTTGCTCTTGACCATCTGTCTATTTTTATAGGGTTAAATTGTTCTCCACATTTAGGGCAATGAGGATGCAGGTTTTCTTTGTAATGTTCATCCATATCTTTAAATGCTGCATTCTTTAATCTTCTTCGCAGTTCTTTGTTGGCTAACTCCTGGAATACTATTGTTTTCTCAATCGCCCGATTCTGGTATTCTGTGAAGGAATCCGTCCACTTGCATATAGTTAGCAGAGCTTCTAATGGTTCGATTATCGCCCCGCAATCTCTACATAATACCAGGCGATTGGTTTTATCAATTTCATAATGCGGTGTTTCGCACTTGCATATTTTCTTTATGCCGTGTTCGATTTTTAAGAGATCGAAAGATATTACTCCTTCTTCATTTTCTTTTATGTATGGGTTTTCCATGATTCCCTCCTTTATTTTACTGTTGATTTTACGAACATATGTTTGTATAATGTGAATATATTTAGTTGGAGGTTTCTTATGCCGTTTTATGAAAATACTAAACGTGAATTAATAAATGTAACCGGTCAGCCTGTTAATGTGGCTGCTGTGTTTAACCCTATGGGAGAATTTAAGCCCCTGTATATCTGTCTGGAGGATTTATACGGTAATGTATGTAAGACTCAAATTGAAAAGATAAATTATCATAAAGATATACGGGGCGGTGTTTCTTTCAATTGTTCTTATAAATCCGGTGATTCCTTAAGAACGGTTGTCTTAAATTATTACATCAAGGAGCATGTCTGGGCGATTGAGAATTAATCATCATTTCCTGGATACTTAGCGAAGTCTTCGGCACTTTCAAATATTTGTTCAAAAACTTTCTCTATCGCTTGTTCCATGAAACTTGCTCCAGTATCCGGGTCTTCTGATACCAATAATTGTTCAACGACGTATTTAGCAAATTCCTGTCTTTTTCCTCTTTTGATTTTTACCTGTTCGTCTTCATCTCCATAATTCTCTGGGCTGTTATCAAAAGCAAATACCAGATTACTGATTGGTAATTCTATTTTAATCTTGTCATTTGTCACCATAGCGGTGAATCCGTTTTCCTCAATTTTGTACATATCGCTTCCTTCCTGCTGCCCTGGCAGCTATCAATATTCGGAGGATGCTATTATCTCCGGCCCTGTGTATTCGCCTTGCAGTTCAATTACTTTTCTGTAAGGCATAAATTTATGTAAATCCCCTTCGTACCACATTAAGTCCCCGAACTGAGTCGGTGTGTGATCTATGTCTTTCCCTTCTGCTATCCTTTCCATATCTGCCGCTTCTTCTGTTGGATACCACATACCTTTTGTATCAATATCAAGCTCTATTACGCTATCTTCTTCGATTTCTGATATGTTTTTTTCATAATACTGGATTGCTTCATCCTCAGAGAAAGCTAATACAATATCTCCCTCATTGACTTCAAATACCTTTAGCTTGCTTTTTATGTATGCGGTAGATAATACCATTTCATGAAGTCCAGTAATGAAGCTTTCTTTTTTCATTCCTATATCGCTCCCGATCTGGAGGGCGCACTGTATATATCCATGTTCTATAAGTTCTTTGTCTCTGTCAGAAAGCTCTGCTCCTCCATGGATTTTTATATCTTCTTGCTGCGCTTCAATAGCCTTGTTAATTCCTTCTCTCATATCTCTCATAAATTACCTTCTTTCTGCCGGTTGGTTCGGCTCTCTTAAGCACCCGTTACGCAGATACCTGTATAGGGTGTTATTTTTACAAATTCCTTTAATGCTGGAGTGTTCGCACTCTGAGCATTTCTTTATTCTGGAATAATCAAAAGGTCTTACTATTGGGTTCTTTCTCTTGGCCATTACTCCTCCTCCCATTCGCCTTCCTCACATACTTCATCTGGTGATTCAATTTTGCTCTTTAAAACATTGCAACCTGTCCCGCTGCTAACAACTTCATTTAAGGTTTTCAGTAATCCATCTAGGTTATAGATTTCTTCGTCGATCTCAGCTGTGTAAACTAATTCCATCGGCTATCTCCTTTTATCCTGCTGCCCGATGATTACCGGGCAGTTATGCTTTTAATGTCGTTTATGGTTATTTCCATTGTTCCGTCAGGCGCGTGTTTAATAATCACATTCTTATTATTAAGATACTGCTCCATAGGAATGCTGATTGTAATTCCGTTATCTGTTGTCAGCTGCTGCTGTTCAAACTTCTTTATCGTAGCGGGTTTCTTTGGTGTAATGGAATCTCTTGTAAGGTTATTCTTATCAAGGTCTTCGATAAACTCTTGCTTGATCTCTGATTCTTCCGGAAACATATCGTCCACAATATCTTCAGGTATTATTTCGCCGTCAAGGTTGCTTTGATATACAAGACTTTTATATTCCATTATTTTGTTGTAGTCTTCCGGATAATACTTTCTCTTGATTTTATCCATTGCCCTGGAAACAAGATTGAGTTTTGCCTTTGTGGAAAGTTGCGGGGTACACTGAAGGAATCTGGAGGAGAAATAATTTTCTTTTACTCCGTTAATGTCGTATTTTTTCTCAATCAGATTGATTTTTAATGACCTTAGATTTATGACTGCTGCCTCTGTCAGCTTGGCTGACAAGGAAGGCAGGGTTACTTTTTGTTTTGCTATGGTATTGCTTATCCCTGAATTGTATTTCTCTACTTTGTGTACATAGCTTTCTTTGTAGTTCATTTTCAGGATAGCAAGGTATTTTGTACCTGCTTCCTGAAATGGAACTACGAATAGATCGGCCGGTGGAATAGAAAAGTTCATTGCCATAATCTCATATAGCTTGTATGCAAGCATTTGGCTGTCCATAATAAGGTTTGATTCTTCAAAGGCTTCCATCAGCTGACGGATCTCGGAGTCCTCATTGAATGTGCATTCCGTAGAATCATCACTATCCATAATTTTATAGATATGGTTTCTTATGAAATCGTACTTATCAATACTTAAGTCCAGGAGTGAGTCCGAAAATTCTAAATGATTATTGTTTGTATTAAGGATATGCATAATAGCGTTTCGGATAATTATTTTATCTCTTTCCATATACCCTCCTTATACCGGCTGAATACCCAGGATGCAGAAACCGTCAACCAGTCCTGTGTAATTTTCCAGAATGTAGGTTACAAGTCTGTCCGTCGTTCTTCCGGTGGGCTGTCCGTCAATCTGCTCATGCAAGCGAAGGATATCATTAACCTTGAAGTCTTTGTCTTTTCTTCTAAGTTCAAAAGGCTTTTTATTCGTTAGAACATCAGCAAAATAGATATGATCTGTTTTTAATTCGTGGACTTGTTGTCCTCTCTCTTCGGTTTCAATCTCTTCAGACTCTTTCGTTTCCTCTTCATCTTCTTGCAGCTCTTCCTGAGCGTCTTCAGTAATAACTTCCCCTTCTACCTTTTCTGCTTCCTCCGGCAGGTACTCTGGAAACTCTTTTATATCCATCTGTCCAGGAAGGTTTTCTTCTTTTTCTTTAACCTCTGGTTTTTCTTCGTTTTTGGTTTCTGCTTTGGGTGGCTGCTCTTTCTTTATTGTTTCCTTCTTGGGCGGTTCTTTCTTCTCTGGTTCTTTTTTCTCAGGTTCTTTTATTTCTGGTACCGGTTCCCCGAACTTTTCCACCCAGGGATCATCTGCATTAAGGTTGTAAGTCTCTCCTGCTGCACGAAGAAAATCTGTATATGTAAATTCTCTGGTCATGTCTCCAAACTTCTTGACCTTGATAACTGATTCTTCAAAGAAGACAATTAGCATCCCTTTTCGGAAGGTTGTGTGCTTGCTTGGGTTTATTATGATTAAAACTTCGCTTTCCATGTCCGAAATATCTTTTCTGAAAGCCTGACCAAGTTCTTTTAACTTCTCTCTCATATTTTTATCATTAAAGAACTCAAAAGCGACATTTACAAGGTGTTCAAAACCTTCTTTTTTTGTGCTATCAAAATCTGAGTTTGATTGAGTAAAATCAATGGTTTCAGCCACTTGTCGCGCGGGCGCGACTGGGGTATCTTCCTGGGCATGATGTGTCTTATTTATCTCTCTAATTTCATCCCTGGTGGTCCTTTGGGTGACCAGCTTCAGCTCTTCTTCGTCCAGTGTTAACATTTCGGATAGTTTACTGTTTCCAAAGCCTGTGTATTCTGGCAGGATCTCCATGCTATCTCCACCAACCGAGAATTTATCATTGATTTGCATGAACCGATATGTATTACTGCGACTTACTCCGTATTCCTTTAAGGCAAATTCAGCAATATCCTTGTAGCCGTCCTCTTTGTATAACTCTCCGTCCCTTACTTTCTTAAGGTGATAACCGATTGAATTAAACCGCTCCGCTACTGTATTAAAATCTTTTCTTATAATTCCTTTTATTTCTTGATAGTTAAGCTTAAGTTCCATTGAATTCCTTTCCTCCAGGCCATTACAGCCTGGATAAGACCGGTCAAGTTGTGTGATATGTTATGACCAGATACCTTGATAAATTATCCCTTGCAGAGGGAACAATGATTAATGGTTTCTATAGCCAACGCTTTGCGTATGGTTATTATGGATAGAATCTTCCGCCCATGAGCTTCTTAATAATTTCTTCTCTCCTGTAGCGTCCCGCTACTGATGGCACTTTCTTGAAATTCTTTTCAAAATATCTTTTTGACTTTCCTAATTTTTTCGCTATTTCCTCAATGGAATAGGTTTCTTCGTAGAAGATTTCCATGAGTTTTTCCTGAAGGTCTAACTTTAATTCCAGGTCTCTTTCTCTGTTTAGGTGCGGGCCTTTATTCCCTTCGTGATCCTCATATGATAGCTTTATGAGGTTTAAGTCAAAGTCCAGCCCACCCTGTGATCTAAAAACTATATGGTGATTATGCAATCAGACTGCCTCCTTTATCTGTTCCTTGTCTAATATCCTTCTTCTGAAGCTATCAACGAATTGTTCTACTGCCGGTGTCGTAGCTTTGTTATTTAACCCTCTGACTTGTATAATTAGTCCGTTCTTGACTTCCATCGTATAAAATGGCTCCTGAAGGTTATCTACTCTGCGGATAAATAATATTGCTGTTTCTTGTTTCATGACTCTTTCTATATAAGTGCCGACGCAGTGGTGCAGCTTTTGCCCTTCCATGGTAATGTCACTTAACTTTTCCGGTATGACAACGGCGAAAGTTTTTGTCCGGAAGGAGTACTTATTAATCAGCTCTTTTTTAATTTCAATGTATTCCTGCTCCCTGTACTCATTCTTTTTATCAAGGGATAATTGTGTTGAAATATCATGCGCTTGCTTAAAATGCCTTGGGAATAAAACAAACTCGTCATGAAGGTTATATCCTAAGACTTTTCCGTTATAGATATAATCACACCAATCAGAAAGCATGTTGTTTGTTCCACCGTTCTGCTTGATATACTTTATTGCTCTTCCCACTGTTGTGTATTCCAGTACCCTTTTCAAGTTGTCTATATTAATTTCATTCTCTGTCATAAAGCTAATCTGATCATTGCTCATTCTTAGCCCGTTTTTTTCTTCTAACTGTAAAAGCTTTAAACTGTAAAGATTGCCATCTAACTCAATCAATCTGTTAATTTGCTGTTTGGAAACCATCAATATTTCTTGCACATTGGCTCCTTCTGTATTAATTGCCGTTGAGTACGAATTGGTTACATAGTCATTTGTCAAATTATAAAGTCCCATTTTGATGAAATACTCAATGAATCTTCTTTTCTCAAAGGAATAAAGGAAGGAACTATGGTTTAATACAAATGTTTTGTTGTGTTCTGCTAATTGCTTTATTGCACAATACTTAAAAGTTGTCCCGTCCAGAACTTCATCCAAATTTTTTGTATAAAGAATTCCCTTCCCAAATTCTACGTGATAGCCATATGCTCCTCCGTTTGAATCCCACCAGTTAGCGGGGCTGTAATAATCATTGCAACGATAATATGTCTTTGCGCTGCTACCGTTATATATAACCCTTGCTTTTTCATAATATCTGTATGTTTCATATTCCGGACCATTTTCTCTGTATACATCAAAATACCTGCTTACAAATCCGGTGTCTAATTTATGCATGCATATTATTTCTTTAATATCTCTTATATGGTCCTGCCTTCCCGTGGCTTTATAAATTATCCTGCTGCCACATGAAGGGCATATGCCTACTTCGTTATGCCTTGGCTTCTTCTTTTCTTTGGAATCTAATCTTTCTTTCATTCCACAATGAGGGCAGCTCAGATTGACATATCTCTGGTTTTTTTCTGCTTTATAGAAAATGTATCTCTGATCCGAATATGCTTTATCTATGAATTTCATAATGTCCTTCGGAGGCTTGATTCGGTCAATCAATTTCATTTGATTATCTATTCTTTCAACTCTTAATTTCCAGGCTCTGCTTGTTTTCTCAGACCGGAATTCTTCCTGTTTTCTCTGAATACGTTCAATGCAGTTATAATATATAGGCCCTGGTAAAAAATTGAGTATAACTTTATCGGAAAGCTTGTCCGCTATTTTGAAATATCCCTTAACTCCCCAGGAAACTCCAGGCAGACTTTCAATTTTCTTTGCATACCAGGTACCGGCTTTGGTATCCTGAAACATGTCTTCCTTTTTGGTTATAAAAAGTCTGAATAAAGGCAACGCTTTCTTCTGGGTCTCGTTTTCATACATATTTACCATTAGGATCTTTCCATCCGGTAAATTAATAATTTTTGCAGTTACCTGATATTTTGCACCGTCTTTGCTTTTTTTGATATCGAGCTCTTGCAGTTCAATCTTTTCTAATGTTTTCTTTTTCACCACTTAACCCTCCGTATAGTAGTTTTTTGCCCACTTAAAAACGGTCATATCTGGTACATACTGCTCTTTGGTTCTTTTGCATTCCTCACGACATTTTTTCTCTACTGCATCAATGCAGCTCTTAAGGCTTTTTCTTTTACTTCTTACTATTGTGGAAAAGGAATCATCTTCACACAATGTGCATAGATAGTCAGCAATCGGTCTTACCGGCATTTGAGATTTAATATTTTCTTTTTCAATTGTCAACTTTCCGATGGCTGCACTCATAGAATCTACTAAGAAAGGGATCATGCCTTCTATATAGGCTTGTGCATATTCTTCTTCAATTCCGTTCTCTTTTGCCAGGAGAAGAATATTTTTAGTGTCCCCTTCCGCCAAAAGGCCGGCTGCTGCCTGGTTTAATTCTTCTACTGTGTCAAATTCTCCGAATGTATCAAACATGTGTATCCTCCTTGTATTCAATTTTTACTTTCTTTATCATGGTTTGCATATATGACGAATAGGGTGTGTCCTTCTGGAAAGAGATACTAACCTTGTGCTTATGAAAGTTTATAAAGAACTCTTTCCATAGGTCAGCGTTTTTAACTTCTCCTTTTTTGCTTGTCCAGTTTTCCATGTCCCAGGCCTTGTACCACTCCTGGTTGATCGTTTCCGTTACATAATTGTTATCTATGTAGAGATTTATCAAGCATGGGGTATTAAGGCGCGAAAAGGCATCCAGGCAAGCTATAAGGGCGGTTCTATTTTTTGTAGTCCCTTCGACACCTTTATAAAGTTGTAAGGTTGCCGGCTCACCTGTTGTCTGGGCTATATACTCTAATGTTGCAGCATAGGTTCCTGTCCCTTGGTGCTGCCGTCCTTTATGGAAAGTGTTAATGTATATGTTTACTTCCATCCTCAGTCCCTCTTGCGCATCCTGGCATAGAAATAAATACCGGATACATACTCGTTTACATTTGCTTCACAGTCCAGAAACTTATATTTATTCTTATAGGTGGTTTCTAAAACTTCCCTCAAAAAATCATTGTCCCTGAACATATTCTCAGCTTTTTTTCTGGTTATCTTGGTGTGATTCTTTGTTATGGTGGGCTTGGTAAGGTTCTGTGATCCGTTCCACTTCCTGGCATGTTTTCTTTCATCCTGGCAGCCCTTTGTTATGTACTTCGCGAATCCGGTAAGTGCGTAATCATCCGGAACGACTTTTCTAGTTTCGCAGCGCGGGCCTCTTGTCCATAGGGTTTCAAGAGCGTCCCTATATTCATATTGTTCCGACTTATCTTCCCTGCCGGTACCGCTAATAATTACATGAATATTCATACGAACTTTTTTTGTTGTTTCACCTTCTTCGAGGTATTCCAGTGCATATATATATTTGGGTGGAGGAAGGCCTCTTTTCTTTCTCCATCTCCTGACCTTTGCAAGCCAATTATCATAATCCTTTTTAGCTCTCTCATAGGTGGGATAATATTTATCTTCCCAAGTAAGGGTGACTATGTAGTCCTCTTTTGAAAAGTTGCAGCTCATTAAGCGAATGACATGCTTCTGGGTGTTTTTATGGTTCAGGTTTTTTTGAGTCTCTCTCTGGTCCTTTCTATCCTTTTTTCTTGGAATATCCTTTTTACTTCCATACCAGGGATATATTTCACTTTCTATCAAGTCCCCTGACTTAATAGTTTTTATTACATAGCCATAATATTTTTTATCATTGAGGATTCTTTGGAGTTCTTCTTCCAGTGATTCTTTACCGATGTACTTATAATCCAGATCCTCTTTTTCTAATTCCTTCTTATGTTCTTTCTTGGAAACTAAGGTATATACCAACTGGTTATATACCTCTTCATGTTCATAGTTACTATGTCTTATCATATTTACCCCTTAATACCAGAGATGTTAATACTCATTACAAGGTCGGAAAAGGGCTTTACCCTTTTGAATTTTTTTGACAAAATCCTGTAAATATGCTATAATTTAAGTACAAAATAATTTTTATACATTCTACAGGTCACCGACTTAGCTCCAACTAAGCCGGTGATTTTTTATCCACATTTGCCGGTGTGCTTATGACAGGTTGTCCACAGTGTGAACAGTTTTCTTTGTATGTAACGGACCACCCTTCGTGCTTGCATTCTGGATTTAAGCATTTAACCACCCAAAAGGGAGCTGTTATCTTGGTTCCGTCAAAATATGTATTTATCGGGCCGCTTGATTGAACTTGTCCAAGCACTTGAGGCATAAACAGCTATCCTCCACTGTTATTACATCATCTGTGGAACCGCATTTTGCACACGCTTTATCCGGAATGTATTTTTTAAGACAGATCATTCCATCTTCAACATACATTTCTAAGGGCTCTCTATCTTTCATTCCCATTGCTCTTCTTGTTTCTATAGGAAGTGTTATTCTCCCTAACTGGTCAAGCTTTCTTACTATTCCTGTACTTTTCATTTCTTTTTCCTCCTGGAATTTTTAATTTTTTCTAATCTGCTGTTTATTGCTATGTCTGAGTATGTAAAGCTTTCTCTAACTCCTTGTTTATCTACCAGAATTGTATGAGGATATCTTTGCAGGACGGTTCCTTCCACTTTTGTTTCTACAGGACGATGACCGCTTTCATCTTTTACTATGTCTTTAATTAAGACTTTGTCACCTGGCAGAAATATCTCACAACGCTGCATTATTTCTTGTGTTGTCATTTTGAGCTTGTCCCTCCATATACCGCCTAAGCGGTTTTGTCGTTCAGTTCATTAACAGGAACGTACCCTGCTGCTCTTAATCCTCTGTCATTTAGTACCTGCCCTATTTCTTTTTGTTCTTCAGGAGAAAATGACTCCCATGGCCTTTCCTCTCCATCAATTATTATGTATCCTTCTACTGTTAGTTTTTTAGCCACACAACCACCTCCTGATTAATTGTATGTATAACTGTTTGTACTTGTTTCCTATGTACCGCCTATCTTATTGACTAGGCGGTTTGCTTTTCTTCAAGCATCTCTCTTGCGATAAGAACATCAATCTGGGCTTTTAGTATTACAAGGCTATTCGGGTTAAGTTTCGCTAGTATTTCCCATTTTTCAGCTGTATTTCTAAGATCTTCTTTTTCCTTTTTGCTCAT